ACCAGCATTTTCTACCATTTTAGATAACGTATTATAAATATTCTTCAACGTTACCATTGGAAACTCTTTTCCACCTTGTAAATTAAATGCTTGAATTTGTCTTTCAAGAATACTGTTTAAGATAACTAATTGCTGTTCTTTAGAACCAGAACCTAATCCAACTACAATATTAATATTATATTTATCTTTCCATTCAGTTGGTCTTACCGGTACAAAAACATTATTTAATTGTACTAATCTTTCTTGTTCTTGGTATTTAACAGTTAATTCAAAAATCTTTTCAAATAATTCTTTAACGCCAGTCTCAGCAAATATTCTAGCAATTAACTCCATACGCATTTGCGTTTGCGTCATTAGAGTATTAATTCCTGTTGCAGTTTTATTTAAACTATCTGCATCTAAACCTTGTGCGTATCTTGTAACACCAGTTCTAGTTTCTCTAACGGTGTCTAAGTATTCAAGTAATGGAAATGCTTGTTGAGAAATAGTTTGGTTTTGCATTGGCAACATAACTTGAGAAGGTGGTTGTTTTGTTCTTACAACACCGCCTGGTCTTGCCGTTAGTAAATCATCAAGATTTACCATTCCATCCATAATCGCAATACGATTATTATTTGTTAGATACATATTGTCTAACAATTGTCTTAGAACAGTAGATTTAATTAATTGAATATCTTGTACTAGTTCAGAAACTGATCTGCCATAAAATCTGTGTGGCATTGGGATTGGAGTTAATGAACAAAAAGGAATTGTATCTACTTCAACATTTTCTAAAATATTATCAGCAGTATCACCTATAACTGTAATCTTTCTTAATTCTGCAAGACCATCACCATCAAAATCTAATCTAACATAACATTCAAAAACATCTATCTGGTCAGTAGATTTATCTGGAGATGAACGGAAAGGATATTCATCAATATCAGAATATCTAGTTAGCTTTTCAGAATTAAAAACTATTTCTTCTGAATTAGGTAATGAAGCAATTACTTCTGCATCATAACCCATTTCTAATAATTGAGTTCTAGTCTTTGTTGTTCTATGTGCTACAAAGTTTGCATCTTGAATTGTTTTAGCATCTCTTTGAATTAAAAATTCTTCTGGTGGTACGTTTTCAATTTTAATTTTTCCTTCAGAACATTTTCTTCTAATTTTAATATTATGAAGTTTTGGTCTTGGTAAATTTAATTCTTGACCCTGTTGAAGCGCCATTTGTTCTAGCATCTCAACTTGCTTAACTTGTTCTTCTTCTTCTTCTTCGTAATGTTCTAATACTTCAACATCATCTTCATTAATGATTGCTTGATAAGCATCTTCATTTAAATCTTTATAAGTTTCATGTTCGTAAGTTTCAGACTCATCCCAATAAACTTTTACGATACCATTCTTTTCTAAAAGAGCATCTTTGAACCAATTGTATAAAATTGTAAATCCTGGATTATCTTTATTAAAAATATAATTGATATAGCTTGTTGCTTGTTCAGCAAGGGGAACATCTTCTGCTTTTACTGGTTCGCAAATAACAGTTCTATCTGATGCTGTAAAAATTCTAAGAAGATTTGGTAATATTGTTTCAATGGTATCTGCAACATCTGTTGATACTACTTGTGAACGACCATCTATTTCTGTTCCAAGTTTTTCACCTAAATAATATTCAATAGATTTTTTTCTTTGTTCAGATAACTGTCCACCAAGATAACCTAATGCTCCGTTAATCTCAGCATTAAGAATAGCGCTTATCTGTTCGTTTGATAGTTTTGGCATATTAAATTATATAATTAGTATTTACTTCTATCTTTTTTTTCCAATTTGTCATCTCAATTCCATAACCTACGATACCTGTTCTAAAGGCATCAGCAGCATGGCTTGCAAAATTATGTATTGGTCTATTTCTAAAACATTGGTTAATATCATCCCATTTTTTCTGATACGATTTTAAACACTCCATACCATAATGGCATTTGTTTTTGTCAAACCAACAATTAGACAAAGACTTTCTTACAGCTTCAATTCCATCTTCTAAAGATAGTTTTGGAGCAACCTCAAAGGATATACCTAATTCTAAAGCAGTTTCCAACCTTGATTTTCCATAAGCTCCTAATTCCCTAACCTTAATATCATGGGGAGCAATATGTCTGTTATAGTTATAACCTTTGCTTTCAAGAATATTAGCGTAGTGGTCTAATCCTTCACCAGCGTTTTCGTAAAAATCTATTAATCTAATTTGACCCTTATGTCGCTGTGCAAACCAAATCACAGTAGAATCATTCATTCCTAAATCCCACCATGTTTCAACTGGAAGTTCTGGGTCGTACAGATTTTCAACCACCTTGTTATTCTTTTCAAGTTCTTCAATTAGAGTTCCGTAGTATGAACCTGTAATTGCCGCTTGGAAGGAACATTCAAATTCTTGGTCAAACAAATCCTCAGACATGATTGACTTTGCAGCTTTTAATTCATCGTCATCTAATATCTTTGTTTCAGATGCTTTATGAATAGATGCAAACCAACCTTCTGTCTTTTTGGCGTATTCGTATAATTCAAAAAAATAATTTTTACCTTTTGGCGTTCCAATAAATACACACCAACCTTTTCTATCTGCCAAAGCTGGTCTTATGATTTCAGGAAATAGATTTGGAGAAATGCTTTGCGTTTCATCTAAAACACAACCATCTAAAAATATACCTCTTAACGCTTGGTCATTCTCAGCGCCTAGAATTGTAATTCTTGCGCCATTTGGAAAATCTGCTCTTAGTTCTGATTCGTTGAACTTAACACCAGGAATCTTTCCAGCAAAAGTCTTAATGTAATCCCATGCTGTTGCTTTACCTTGTTTAAAGGTAGGCGATATAAATGCGTATCTTGAGTTTGGTGATTTAGAGTACATAGCGTCTCTAATCATGTGATTAATACACATTACTGTTTTGCCAGCTCTACGATGCAAGACCAATACGGAGAATCGGTGCTTAGAGATATTTTCATGCAAAATTTTTTGCAATGCTCTTGGCTTATATGGAATCTCAAATACTGGCATTTTAAAACAAAACCCCCCTATCTCTAGTGGACAGTCATCGTTTTATCAAGCGGTATCTTATCTAATTGTAATTCTTCTTGGATATGTTGGCTAAAGCACCAAGCATCTTCGTAATCTTCAAATCCATTAAACATCACTATTACTGAGTTAGTTACATCATCAACCATGACTAGAGCTTTGTATTTTTGTTTTTTCATTTCGGTTTTCATAGTTTGTATGTGTGTACCTTCCAACGCTATTTTGACGGCGCCAGTTTTGATTTTGTTGGTAGGGTCTCAATAAAACCCCCCTTATTTGCTTGTATAAATGTAATAACGCTAGCTTGTTTGGCGTAATACAACCTATACTGCATTTCCGATAATTAAACGTTATCGGAACTTTTTATAAATAAGCGTTTGTACTGTTGGATAATTATTATTAGTTTAATACTAGCGTATAAGTTGCAAGTGTTTGTTTGTGTGTGAACTTTGCATTATTCTACAAATAATCCAACCAATTCAACACCTTTAATCAAAAAACAACTAATAATTAATCCTGCCACTTGATAATAATAGGGTCTTTTTTGTCTCCTGAGAGACTTAAACTATCCTTTTTACCGTATATTTTAGCTGCTAATCTCTCCGATTTCCACTTAGCTAGATCCAAATATGCTTTAATTAAATGAGTCTGCGCCAAGTCCGGTCTCAAGTTCTTATCTGTTTCATTTTGAGATTTACTAATACTTTTATTAATATATTCCTCAGCATTACATAGAATATATTCGCAACCATCTTGTTTTGCTTGATTATACTTTTCTCTCAAATCTGGATATTTATTTAACCAGCTTCTAAAAGTACTCCAGACTGGACGTCCTGGAACGCTTAGAACCTCTCTAATCGTCTTACCAACTGAAAGCTCTTCAAGTATTGGATCAACAACGCTTCTGTTATACTTACTGCGATTTGCCATAATGTTCCTATTTTGTTCTTGTTAATAATTTAATTAATAATATTTGTTTAAGTGTGTTGACAGTTTATTTACAATATGATTTACTCCGAATCACTTAAACAATAACTACGGAGATAAAACAAATGACTAAAAAAAACTTAATTGATACCTCAATTGCCTTTGGTGGTTTTTATGAATCAATACATGAGTCAATGATTGATAACATGATTGAGTCATACAATGATAGTGGCAACTATCCTGAGTACGTTTGTGATAATGTTAACTATAAAAAAACTTATCAATCTTATATTGAGTCCTGGACATCCAAATTTGAAAGCTATCTTTTAAATGAATATCAAGTTGATATTAATTTTAAAGATTTAAAACTTTGGAGTCCTAAGTTTTACAATTATAAAACAGATTGTATTGATTGCAAAGTTAACAGTCACCAAATGAATCTTTTAAATGAAAAACTTTTATCTGATTCAGATTTTATTAATTGGTTAAAAGAACGTACACAAAGCTGTGATGGTTTTATTTCATTCTACAACTTTGGTGAAGCTCAGAATAATAAAGATAATATTTTAATTAAATATGTCTTAGAGTTCTTAGCTGACAAGTTTAATGAGCAAATGGATTTCACCTATTCATCATTTAGATATTAATAGAAATAAACAAGCAGCTTAATCAACCAATTAAGGAGATAAACTAATGAACGAAGATTTAAAACAATGCTTAATTGCAATTGCTTTTATTGGCGCTTGTTATGCTTCTATTTATTTATTTTATTATGTAAGTAAATATTTAAACTATATTTAATAACATATTAAAATGGATAATGATTCTCCAACAATAGCAGTAACAATTTATTTAATTAATGTTTTAATATTAATTGCCTACTATATTTTTATATAGTTTCATTAAGCGGAGTACCGGATAACAATGTATAGGGAGAGCAATACTCCGCTTAAAATCTTAATCAATTTTTTTTGTGTAAGGGATAAAATGAAAGTAAAATTTGAATTAAGATTATGTTGAATATAATTATACCAACACTATCAGATTCAAGTACCTATTTTGTTCTTTTTGTCAATCAATAAAAAATAAATATTAATTGCTCTTAGATATTAAATTCTGATAACCTATCCTGTTCACTAAATTACATGCATCAAATAAAGCTAGTCTATATCTGTATTTAAGCTGATTATAAGTTAAATCTAAGTACATTCTATTAAGTTCTTTAATAGTTATTCTATCCGGAAAGTTCCTCAGGGATAATAATTCCCTAGTATTTTTATCTAGTTTTAACATAGTGAATATAACTAATTCATAAATAGATAATTGCTTAGGCGTTGCTTTCAAACGCCGATTTTGTTTATCATGATAGCCCCAATCCTTAGAATCATAATATACTGTTCCTATTATTTTAAACATAGACGGAGTTCTATTATTCTTAACTCCAGGTAAGAGTCGTTCAACAAAACTGGCAATAGCTAGGTAGTTATCAAATTCATTTATAGTTATAGGTGTATTTATCATTAAAAAAAGGCGCAACCTTTCCCTTGTGTTATCATTACAAAGCACTACCATATATTGTTATAAAAATAAATGGGTCAGTCAGTCATCCACCCCCTATTAAAATTAATAATAATCTCAGGAGTGCTAGCTAAGTTCAGTTATGTTGGAATATACCTAATTAAACTATCTGTGGATAAGTCATATCCCTTATGCTTATATATGCTTATATGCTTATATATGCTTATATACTTATATATGCTATATAAGATTATATATAATTATATATATATAATTCTATATATGGTATAAATTTTGTACCTACCTAGTATAAATTTTATACCTACCCCACCAATATTTAATACAATTAAAAGTTTGATTTAAAGGCATTATTTTAGATTATGCTAGGCACTTAGTGTATTTTATAAAGATACCCCCTAGAAACGCTTTAAAATGCGTTTAAACCCTATTCTACAGTTGGTTTGATAGCACTAATAGGAATAACATTATCTATACCATTCTTTCTTACATTCCATCTTAGCTTTAATCTCTTACTTAAAACCTTTCTATAGTTCTTTTGCTTGTTTAATAAACTTTGTCTATTGGAGCTGCTTAAATAATAAACTGATGTTTGGTTCATATCTGGTTTATGCCTTACAATCATTCCTAAACTTTGTAATCTATCTAAGTGCTTAATCAAAGTCATCTTAGATTTAATTCCTGTTCTCTCCATTAGATAGTTTAAAGATACCCTAATACCTCTTGGAGCTTTCTCAAAAGATTTTAAGATAACATAAATAATTTTTTCATGAGAATTTAAATTAAATGAATTTAAAATATCATGATCTATTTTTACAAAGTAATTTTTATTGCTCATGTATTAACTTTAAAATCAGATTCTAAATCTAGTTTAAGTTTGTGATAGCTATTCCATATTTCAAAGTAAGGAAACCAAAGTCCATTCTTTTGGGATTTGCAACTAAGATGATGCAAAATAGTAGTGTGGTCTCTGCCTGCTAAAAATTCCCCTATGTTTGCCAAACTATATGGAGTTAATTCCTTTAACAAATTAATAATAACGGATCTTGCAATAACTAAATTTCTATCCCTTTTATCAGATAAGATTTGGTCTTGCGGTAAATTAAAATGATGCGCAGTTCTATTAATGATTTCATTTACAATAGGATTTACATTTGAAAGTTTAATATTTTTTTCTTTTGCATACTGCATGGCTTTGTAATTACCAATATGCTGCAAAGCCAAACGATAACCTGTTTTAAAACCTGCTCTAAAAAAAACATTATCAGCTTTTGTAGGTTGATTAAACATTCCTGTTTTCATTCTTACTTTCACTTCCCTTTTCCATACTCTCTCCGGTGTTGGTCTCATTGTCTCTCCTTTTGTTAGTTGTTATCTTTTTTTCTTATTATAAAGATCTTGGTTCTTATGTCTTTGCAAACGCATGATAGCTTGATGCAAACATCTTACACAATAATCCTTACCCTCAAACTCTACCTCTGCATGAAATACACAGTCACAACATAACGGTAAATCTTTAGGTTCTGGTCTTTCAATCATTTTAAATACTCACTAATAAATTCTGATGATAATAATTGGATAATCTTTCTATACTCATTTGTATCAAGTAAATCATATAAAGTTAAGCGCTGAATTAAAGTTAGTTCATCAATATTAAATTTGAATATTTCTAAATCAATTAATTTTTCTCTAAGTTTTTTACTAGCAACAGGATCTATCCTTGCCATATCCAACGCTTGATTAAGCGGTATGTTAAACGGCTTTTCTTTTTTCACAGGTATATAATAAAACTTCTTGGTTTCTAAAAAATGTTCCTATTTGTTTTGTTCCTTTGTAATTTCTAATGGTTCTTGAATAAGTTAATTTATTAAACATTCTATCGCATTGATAAGCTGATTGCTCATCATAAAAATCAAAGGTTATGAAATGACCATTCATTAAAAGAATTGTAAGAACTAATTTCATATTAAAATTAAAATAATAATTAAAATAAAAACAATAGATATAAACTTAACTCTTACCTTGTTTAATCTTTTATCCTCTGCAAGTTGTTTCTTTTCAAATTCTTTTTGCATATTAAAATCCTTAATAATCTTATGCTGCATTTTATAATAATAATTAATGTCCATAAAATTAAAAAAGAATTACCATAGTTAAACAAACAGAAATAATAAAAGCAAACAATATTATTTTTTTAGTATCACTCATATAACTGTAATTGATTTAATAGCTGCAGTAGGTAATGCCACTACATCTGCATAGTCTATAGAATTATCAGTATTGTATGACCAAGATGAAAATATTTTTACAGTTGTTCTTGTTTTAGAAAATAGAAATCCAACGGAAGTACATTCTGCAAGTCTATGATTTAGAACTTCGGCTTCTGTTAACCAAGCACCATCAGCATTGCAAATATCATACCAAACTATTTCAACTCTTTGATAGTTAAATTTGTTATCCATTAAATTAATTCTCCAAATATTTTTTTTAATCTTTTTTTTGCAATCTCAATATATTTTGGATTAAGTTCTATAAGAACAGCATTACGATTATGTTTCTTAGCTGCAATACCAGTTGTTCCGGCGCCTGAAAACGGATCAAGAATTGTACCGCCTTCTTTACAACCAGCTAAAACACAAGGTTCAATTAAATCAATAGGGAATGTAGCAAAGTGAGCTTCTCTACATGGTTTAGTAGTTATAGTCCAAACATTTCTTTTGTTTCTACCAAGAGGATTGTTTTGTTTTAAACCACTTTTAAAATTTATCGTTGTCATTTCCTTGTCAAACTTGTCATCAAAATTTAATAACTTTTTTAATTCAATCCAATCTTCTTTACTTGGATATGATCCATTTTTTTCAAACCAATGGTGTCCAGCTTGATTTCCAAAATGATTTTCAATTTGTTCAATGGTTAATTTAGATTTGTTTTTCCATTCAGATAAATATTCTTTAATTAAAGAATGATCTGGTAAATTTCTTGTTTCAATTATTTCTTTTCTACATTCAGGATCAATAATTTTATATGGTTTTTTTTCTTTATTTAATTTTAATTTTATTTTTTTGTTTGAATTTTTAATTGTACTACTAGCCAATGGTTCTCTTATAGCATCAGAATCATAATAATATTTTTTATTTTTAGTTATTAACCATATCTTTTCATGACAAGATGTTGGTCTATCTTTTATAGACTCAGGCATAGGGTTTGGTTTATGCCAAATAATTTCTGATCTGATATACCAACCATTTTCTTGTAGAGCTATTGCAACTCTATTAGGTATCATCATTAAATCTTTTTCTTTTATATCGTTATATCTTTGATTTCTTTTTAAAGACTCTGTTGGTAGATCCCTTCTATTTCCTGATATAGATTGTTTAGGATATGCAGGATGTTTATATAATTTTTCTTTATTATTTGTTGGTCTAAAATTATGATAACTGTCTCCTACATTCCACCATATTGTAGCATGTTCTTTTAATTTTGGTCTAAATGTTTCAAATACTTTAATTGTATTATTAATATAATCTTTATAATTGCTTTCTAAACCAAACTGTTCTTTCATTCCATAATCTCTTAATCCGAAATAAGGTGGAGATGATATAACGCAATCAATAGAATCATCAGTAAGTTCTTTAATTTTATCTAAACAATTTCCTTGAATAAAATTAATATTACTCATTGAATATCATCTCTATTGGAAATAAATTTTGAAAAGACACAGAATAAACACTTGGTCTATCTTTATAACCAAAGTCAGTTAGGTATTCTTTGTTGCCAATCACATCAGAAGAATTAATATAACCTATAATACTAAACTTTGGACAACTATCTAATACTAATACATAAATTTCATTAGCTGAACTATCTTGTCTAATAATTAAAAAGTTATCTGGCTTTGGTTCTTGAGTTCTAACTTGTATTCTCTTATTTTTATAATATAAATCTGCACCTCTAAAATTATTTACATGATAGTTAAAATGTACCTGTAAGCATTTTGCTACAGCAAGTTCTCCAAGAGTACCTGACATAGAGTCTGCAATCTTCTTACTGAATGTTCCTTTATATCCATGACCCCAATTAATATTCTGTCTCATGCTTTCAGTAATACGAAGTAAAGCAGTATGACCAGCTGCTAATATTTCGTATTCGTCTAATTTAATTTCTAACATTGTGATTCGTTCTACTAATTTGATTTGTATAGAGTGTCAATAATTTATCAACACAATCAACCGTAGGTTTTATAAATATTATTAGACTATTGATTTATATGTCTTTTATTTTATTAATAAATCATTTGATTATAGTATTGCAATAAACTGTAAATAGTTATATTGATTCGTTTATGAATGATTTGCGAATCACAGATCCACTTTATAAAAAGTTTGGATTAGAATATGCAAGTGTCTCTCAGAATAAATTAACTGAGGATAAACGATTCTTAATGTATATTGTTCTCACACCTGAAGAAAGATTAAAACTTCCAAAGCGTTC